GGCGGTCCGAGCCGCGAAGGTAGAAAGGATCTGCCTGATCTGCCGGAAACGATGGCCGGCGGAATGCGGCCGGAAAAATTGTGATTGTGAGAGGCAGGGGCATTTGTATGCGATTGGAGGTTATAATCATCCGAGGATAGGGGGTGGAGCCGTTGGACAAGGTAGTGCTGGAGCAGTACAGCAGCCTGAGGGTGGAATATCAGGATCTGCAGGACGAGATCAAAAAGCTGGAAAAACAGATTAGAAAGATGGAGACGAGCCGATATCAGGTGTCAGATTCCGTCAAGGGAACAAGGACTGACGGAACATATGGCAGTATCCGGATTACCGGCTTTCCAGTTCCAGACTATTACCGGCGTAAGAAGCTGCTGGAGGATCGCAAGAAGAAGTTAGATGAGTTTGAGTTGCAACTCCTCGAACTGACCAACGAGGTTGACGATTACATAAATAGTCTGGCTGACTCCAGAATGCGGCGCATGATTAGGTATAAATTTTTCGATGAGCTGTCATGGGTTCAGGTGGCACATCGTATGGGAGGAAAGTATACGGCGGACGGTTGCAGAATGGCAATAACGAATTTTTTGAAAGATAAAAAGTAATTTCGTTTTTTTCGCTTCGAATGTGGTAGACTTTAAACTGGAAGATCTGAAAAACGGATTTCCTCCCCCAATTGACGGCTACTGATCTCATACATCAGTGGCCGTTTTTAAAACAAGAAAGCGAGGACTATAAATGAGTGAGAAAAGTTGTATTACAATTAATTGCGGGTGCTGCGGAAATGATGGGGAAATTACAGTTGGCAATGCTTATTCCTTAGAAGAGACATTATGTGGCATTTGGATTGACGGAAAAACTATATACCGAAAGGTGTATAAGTTAGATGGAGAACTTTTAAATAATGGACTTAATTGTATAGATATATCTGATATCTTTGAGGAGATTGATACCGTTACCAATCTAAGAGGGTATGTTCATGAAGGGTTAACATATAATGTACTTCCTTTACCATTTGCGACAATTACAAAAGGTGAATATAGGTCAGTTTCGTTATATGAGCGGCCTGGCGAAATAGCAATACGATGTGAAGTACCGGCATACATTTTAAGTGACGCGTTCGTATATCTGGAGTATACTAAAAAATAGTTGTATTAATATTTTAAAAACCTAGATTGGGGGAGAAAAGTACTACTTGGAGCAGTTGCATCAGAATCAGAAGAAAAGAGACGGCAGGTAGCTGTCTCTTTTTCTATACCCAAAACAAACAAAGAGAAAAGGCCGCCTATTCGGCCGCCTCATCTCTGCAAAGTTCGTCCAGGGTAACGCCCAGGGCATCAGCCAGTAAAATGGCTGTATCAACTTTGCAATTATTATTCTTTTCAATATCCTGTATGGTTCGACGAGGAACGCCGGATAATTCAACGAGTTGGGGAACAGACAGTCCTCTTTGAGTGCGTATTTCTTTTAAATGCATTTTTTTCTCCTTTTTATGCAGATAATGTAGGTGATGAAGCAAAAAAACCATGCACCCCATTTAAGCCAGTCAAAAGTGGTAGGAGTGGCAAATTCACCGTTAAATCCTTCGTAAAGGAACAGAACAGTAAGTGCAATTAGAATTAAGCGATAAAGTTTCATGTTTATTTCAGCAAATGAATGTGGTATACTATAGGTGAAGAAGGGAGGGGCCGAAGCCCCTGACCTTACTTCCGTTTTTTCTTTGGCCTTTTGGATTTACTATCTTTTCTCGTCTTAACTATCAGGCAGATGGCGGTGACGATTGCAAGTAGTGCTTCCGAAAGGTCTTTGATTATTTCGCTTATCGATTCATTCATTTGCTTTTCCCTCCTTTCTATGATTTAATTATAGCACGTTTTAACGTGCTGGTCAAGCATAAAATGTATATTTTATAAGTTTTTTTCGCATCTATCACAAGCGGTAGGTGCTTTTATTTTACCCGAAAGGAAGTGAGTCTGATGGCATTAACACCCAAACAGAAAATATTTGCCGACGAATATCTAATTGACCTTAATGCCACCAGAGCCTATAAGGTGGCATATCCGAAGGTAAAGAAGGATGAGGCAGCAAGGGCAAATGGAAGCAGGTTGCTAACAAATGCTAACGTTGCAGCTTATATTGACAAGCGTATGAAGGACCGGGAGAAACGCACGGAGATCACTCAGGATCGCGTGCTGCAGGAACTGGCAAAGATCGGATTTGCTGATGTCACCGATTTCGTTACCATAGAAGGCCATTCCGTCAAAGTAAAAACAACGGATCAGATGCCCCGTGATAAACTGGGTGCCATTGCAGGAATCAAAGAAGGAGCGAATGGTATTGAGATTAAGCTCAACGATAAAGAGAAGGCCCTGGAGCTGATCGGCCGGCATTTAGGCATGTGGAATGATAAGGTGGAACTGTCAGGTGAAGTAAAGATGAACAATCCATATGAAGGATTGACGACAGAAGAATTGAAGAAGCTGATCCATGGTGGATAGAGCGGACATAATCAGGGGAGCTCAATGCGAATTAGCCCGCAGGGAGTTCTTTTTTTATTGCCATTTGAAGGCGCCGGACTTTTACAAAGAGGACCGGAAGTACCTGATAGATCTCTGTAATGCCTTCCAGGACTTCGTACAGTCTGATGATGAGGTTATGGTGGTCAATGAGCCGCCGCGCCATGGCAAGAGCCGTACGGCCGGCCTCCTGGTCGAATGGGTACTGGGAAACGACCAGAGTCAAAAGATCATGACCGGTTCCTACAACGAGACGCTTTCCACGATGTTCTCGAAAAATGTCCGCAACGATATCATGGAGGAGAAAGCAGATCAGAACCGGATTGTGTTCTCGGATATCTTCCCGGGCGTCCGGATCAAGCACGGTGACGGTGCCATGAACTTATGGAGTCTGGAGGGCGGCTATAACAACTACCTGGCTACTTCTCCAACCGGTACGGCTACAGGTTTCGGCGCTTCCTTACTGATTATTGACGACCTTATCAAAAACGCCGAGGAGGCGAACAACGAACTGACCAAAGAGAAGCACTGGAGCTGGTTCACGGACACGATGCTTTCCCGTCTGGAAGAAGGCGGCAAGATCATTATTATCATGACCAGATGGGCCAGTGACGACCTTGCAGGCCGGGCCCTGGATCACTTTAAGGAATCGGGTGCAAGAATCCGCCACATCAGCATGAAAGCTCTTCAGGACGATGGAACCATGCTTTGTGATGAGGTGCTGTCCCGAAAGTCCTATGAGGCCAAAATCAAAGCTATGGGCGTGGATATTGCGTCAGCTAACTATCAGCAGGAGCCGATCGACTTGAAGGGCAGGCTGTACACCAGCTTTAAAACATACAGTGGAGAACTGCCGCAGTTTAAAGAGATCCGGAACTATACAGATACCGCTGATACCGGAGACGACTATCTGTGCAGCATTGATTATGGAGTAACATTTGCCAGCGAGGCTTATATTCTTGAGGTGCTGTACACCAAAGAGCCGATGGAAGTGACAGAGCCAGCGACGGCCGGGATCCTAAAGAAAGACATGGTGAATGTGGCGGATATCGAGTCGAACAATGGTGGCCGCGGCTTTGCCCGGAACGTAGAACGGATTCTTCAGCAGGAACTGCACAGCAATCACACGATTGTCAGGTGGTTCAGCCAAAACAAAAACAAACAGGCACGTATCTATTCCAATTCCTCTTGGGTGATGCAGCATATTTACTACCCTGAAGACTGGAGAAACCGCTGGCCGGAGTATTACGACGCTATGGTGAAATACCAGAGAGAGGGTAAAAATAAGCATGATGATGCCCCAGATGCCACTACGGGTATTGCTGAGAAGATCGGCGCCGGTAGTGCATTTAGTTTTGAGTAGGAAGGAAAAAAAGATGGATGATAAAGATTTGATGTGTGTAGCAAGAATATTACAAAGTGTTTTGTTTGAAAATAAAATGGGGATGTTTTATGGCTGTATTTTCTGCGACAACGCTGTAGAGTGTGCTCAGCTATTTTATAAAACAGGAAATGTGCATTTTGATTCTGTTAGGAAGACGCTTCAGGATATAACGGGGGTTGATTTGGGATATCATTATAACCGTAATAATCCTGAAGCTAAATTTCGTGGCGTTACCATTCGTGATTCTGAGATGCCTGCTGAATAATAGGACAATCTCTGTCACTGCGTTGGCATTCATCGCTGAATTCACAATAGACACTTGTCAGTTTGGCACCAGGATGAGTCATACCGAGTGTTTGGATTTTAGCATAAGTGGCATCAATTGAATGGTAATCGGACAGGTAATCACAGTATCCTTTAAACGATACAGTTTTATGTTCCTGATAATGCATAATAAACCTCGCTTTCCTTAGTACTTGGCTTTTGGCCTGTAATTAAAGTATAAAACTAGAGAACCGATAAATCAATGAAAGAAGGTGAGAGAATTGTTAGTCGAATATGGCAGTGAAACCCGGCGTATCAACGCGATAGTAAACGCCGGAGCCAGGACCATGATGAATAATATCCGGTTCCTGGAAAAAGAAATTGAGAAATGGAAGCAGTCGCCTGTGCGTAAGGCAATGATTCTGGCGGAACGGTATTATCAGGGAGATCAGGATATTCTTCACACACCGCGTTCAGCTATCAATGAAAGGGGGGAACTGGAACCGGTAAAGAACCTTCCGGATAACCGGATCGTGGATAACCAGTACCAGAAGGCAGTGGATCAGAAGAAGAACTACCTGCTGTCGAAACCATTTACCCTGACGACGGAAAACGACGCTTATACAGAAGCCTTAAAGGATATTCTGGATAAGCGTTTCATGCGTTCCCTAAAACGTGTGGCCGGTGACTCTATCAATGGCGGCATTGGTTATCTGTATCCGTATTACAATACAGAGGGAAGGCTGTGTTTCAAACGGTTTAATAATTACGAGATTATCCCGTTTTGGGCTGATGAGGAGCACACGGAGCTGGATTGCTTTGGGCGGCTGTATCAAATTGATGGCTATGAGGGAGAAACTGAAAAGACATATGAGTTTTTCGAACTGTACTCTAAAGATGGCGTTGAACGATATCAATTAGATGGAGCGCATCTGATTCCCGATGTGATGCACCCGTCCGGAGCCCATTACCTGGTGGAACAGCATGATCCGGACGGAAAGCATGTGGAAGTACCTTATAACTGGGAGCGAGTACCGCTGATTCCATTTAAGCGCAACGCCCATGAAATACCGCTGATCCGGTGCTGCAAGAGCCTTCAGGACGGAATCAATCTGATGGTGAGCGGCTTTGAGAATAACATGTGTGAGGACGCCAGGAACACGATCCTGATTCTCGTCAATTACGATGGTCAGAATCTGGGAGAGTTCCGTAAGAATCTGTCACAGTATGGAGCGGTTAAGGTTCGGAATGATGGAAGCGGATCGGGCGGAGACGTGAAAACCTTGACGGTAGAAGTCAACGCAGAAAACTATAAAGCGATTCTGGAGATATTTAAACAAGCGCTGATCGAGAACTGCAAATCCTATGATGCCAAAGATAACCGGCTGACCGGTGATGCCAATCAGATGCATATACAGACAATCTATCAGGATATCGAGTTAGACGCCCAGGACATGGAAACGGAATATCAGGCAGCCTTTGAAGACCTTTTCTGGTTTGTGGATCAGTATCTGATGAATTCCGGAGGCGGGGACTTCGAGGTGATAGAGGTAGATATTACATTCAACCGTAATATTCTTGTCAATGAGACAGAACTGATTGATAACTGTATGAAGTCCGTCGGTTTCCTTCCGACAAAGCTGATTCTGCAAAAACACCCGTGGGTGGACGATGTGGAAGAAGCTATGAAGCTTTTGGAGGAGGAAGAGCAAAAGAAAATGGAGCAGATGGACCCTTACCGGCAGGCGTTTGGAAAAGAGCAGCCTAATACAGAGCCGAAAGGCGGTGACGGCTTGAATGTCGAAGAAGAGTAGTACATACTGGCAGAAGAGAATGGCAGCCTTAGAGGACAGCCAGTATAAGCAAAGCGCAGAGTATTACAAAGATGTTCAGAAACAATACAGGGAAGCTTCTAACAGTATCCAGATGGACATCGAGCGGTGGTATCAGCGTCTGGCCGACAATAACAATCTTAGTTATGCAGGAGCTAAAAAGCTGCTCAAGAAGGACGAACTGGACGAGTTTCACTGGTCCGTAGAACAGTACATAAAGGCAGGGAAAGAGAACGCAGTGGACCAGAGGTGGATGAAGGAACTGGAAAATGCATCAGCCCGCCACCATATCTCTTATCTGGAGGCCATGAAGATGCAGACCCAGCAGCACGCGGAGCTGCTGTCTACAGAATTTGAGGGAGGTATGACAGAGTTCCTTCATAAATCCTATGGGGATCAGTATTACCAAACCGCGTTTGAGATTGCCAAAGGTACCGGCGTGGGAAGCAATATGGCCCAGATCGACAGCTGGACCATAGATACCCTTATTAAAAAGCCCTGGGCGCAGGATGGGAAGAACTTTTCAGACCGGATCTGGACAAATAAGGATAAGCTGGTGAATAATCTGCATAAAGAGCTGACTCAAAGTATTATCCGCGGTGCCGATCCGAAGCAGGCCATAGACAATCTGGCGAAGACGATGGAGGTCAGCCGGGGGCAGGCAGGACGGCTTATCATGACGGAATCAGCGGCGATTTCTTCCGCGGCACAGAAAGAGTGTTTTAAAGAACTGGACGTAGAGCAGTACGAGATCCTGGCGACGCTGGACAGTCATACCTCGGATATCTGCCGGGCCATGGACGGGAAACGATTTGCCATGAAAGATTACAAGGTAGGAGAGACCGCACCGCCGTTTCACCCCCGTTGTAGATCAACCACGATTCCATATTTTGATGACGAATTTACGGAAGGGGAGGAACGGGCAGCCAGGGACGAAGACACAGGGAAGACATATTATGTGCCGGCGGATATGAAGTATGAAGAGTGGAAAAAAGAGTTTGCGGAGGAACCTATTAAGAAAGAAAAGAGTGATAAACTGGGTACAGGAAGAAGTGATTCACCCAGCGAAACGCAAAGGATCGAGATCGGCAGCGTGAATGTCGAAATGAGGGAAGAAGCCATTTCCTATTTTGAAGAAAGTATCCGTCATGTGTCGGTTGAAAATGCTGTTGTAATAGACAGTGCTGGAGAAGTTGTTCAGTTTATTGGGCAGAAAGACAGTGTTGATATATTTGATGTAGATTTGAAAGATGCCATTGTAACGCATAATCACCCAGAATCAGAAGGCGTCATATCGTTTGGGGAAGATGATTTTAACTTTTTGCGGGAGCATCAGGACTTAAAAGAATTTCGATGTGCTAACGCAGAATATAATTATCGAATTGTGGTATTGAAAGATATGGCCGAAGTTGTGTATAATGATATCTATACGGAGGGATTCAAATATTTTGGAGATCCGGAATTTGAAGCACAGGATGCTGCAATGAGGGTACTTCAGGAAAGGGGATATGTTACCTATGAAAGAAATCGAGTTGACACCCGAACAGAGAAGTAAGTACAATGAATTATTAGCAGAGATGCGGGCGGAATTAGAATTATTGCCAAAATCCGATGGTAATATATTGTCATGTACAGTTGGGAATAGGCCATATCAAGAAATAAGCCAGAAATATCTGCCGAAGTTAAAGGAAATTCTGAAAGAGTAAATACCACCAGTCAGTAAAAAGACCGGTGGTATTTTTATACCCATTTGCCAGCAGATCAGGCGTAAAACAGTCGGCTTAACTTACAATCATGCGGAGATACCGCGTAATAAATCGTAGAGGAGAGGGAAGATGAAACGGAAGTTTTTAGAGGATTTTGGACTGGAGAAAGAAGCCATAGATAAGATCATGGCAGAGAATGGCAACGACGTGAATGCAGCGAAAGCAGAGTATGACTCCATGAAGCAGGAGCGGGACACCATGGCGGCCCAGGTGGCAGAGCGTGATAAGCAGCTGGAAACGCTGAAAAATTCCACCGGAGATATGGAAGCGCTGAAACAGCAGATCATTACACTTCAGGCGGATAATCAGGCAGCCAAAGAGAAGTACGATGCCGATATGAAGGAACTGAAGCTATCCACAGCGATCAGGCTGGCTCTCGGTGAATCGGCCCAGGACAGCGATTTAGTTGCCGGGCTGTTTGATAAGTCAAAGCTGATCTTATCCGATGACGGGAAGGTAACGGGACTTGAAGAACAGTTAAAGTCACTGAAAAAGGAAAAAGCTTTTCTGTTCAAGGAAGAGAAGCCGGCCCAGGTCCAGATCAAAGGCGGGAAGCCTGCGGAGGGTGCCGGGACACCGCCAGCAGATAAGAAACCATCAGAAATGACCTACAGTGAGATGTGCAAATACCTGGAAACGAACCCAGGCGCTGCAATCGAATAAAAGAAAGGAAGAGGTAAGACATGGCAAAATTTAACGAGAAAACATTTAACCCGGAAGCATTTGGAAAGTATGTGGACCGGATTCCCAAAACAAAGAGAAATGAACTGATTAAGTCCAGGGCCATTAAGGGAAACGAACAGATCAGGCAGGCGTTCAGCTCCCAGACGGGTACATCTTATGTAACGATGCCGATGAAGGGGCTGCTGGAAGGGGCGCCGCTCAACTATGACGGAAAGACGGATATCACGTCTGAGAGAACCACAACCTTTGAGCGCAGCGTGGTCGTATGGGGACGGTCCAAAGCATGGACAGAGGACGATTTCTCCACTGATATTACCGGCGGCGTGGACTTTATGGATAATGTAGCCCAGCAGGTATCAGGCTGGTGGGATGATGTGTATCAGGATGTGCTTCTGGCAGTACTGAAAGGGATCTTCGCGATGACAGGGGCTAAGAACCTGGAATTTGTCAACGGGCATACCTATGATATTACTGCTGTGACGGGAGAAGACAAGGACGGAAATGCATTAAGCTGCGTAGGCCCGACAACCTTAAATACAGCAATCCAGAAAGCTTCCGGTGATAACAAATCAAAATTCACGATTGCGATCATGCACTCCACCGTCGCGACCAACCTGGAGAACCTGCGGCTTCTGTCCTACATGAAGTATACCGATGCTGACGGAATTCAGCGCGACCTTGCAATCGGTACATGGAATGGCCGGGCGGTAATCATTGATGATTCCATGCCGGTAGAACATGTAGACGCAGTGGAAGAGAGCGGAACGTCTGGAACAGAAGGCTATGTGCCGGCGGCGCCAGCTTATGAAAAATACACCACATACGTTTTGGGAGACGGTGCGATTGATTTCGAGAAGATCGGCGCAGAGGTTCCGAACGAGATGCAGCGTGATCCGAAGACAAACGGCGGAGAAACCACACTGTATACCCGTGACCGTGCCTGCTATGCTCCGTACGGCATTTCCTATACGAAGAAATCCCAGGCATCCTTATCACCGACAAATGAGGAACTGGCAAATGGTGGAAACTGGACTCTGGTTAATAACGGCGGCACTGGTCAGGGATTAAAGGTCATCGATCATAAAGCCATCCCGATTGCCCGTATCATTTCCAGAGGTTAAGCCTATGGAGGCGGGGAAGTTAAAGGGGCTGCTGGGAATACCGGAAGGCGATACTTCCCAGGACCTCTCACTGGAATTCATCATTGACGATGTAACGGAAACTATTTTGAATTACTGCAATCTGGAGGAACTGCCGGCAGGATTAACCAACACGGCTTACCGCATGGTGATGGATATTTACCGATATGATCGGCCAGGCGATTCCAGCGCCCCGGTGACAGTGGCTTCCATATCAGAAGGAGATACATCCACGAGTTTTACCAGCGCGGCTGATGCCTTAAACGGCGGACTGCTGAAGGACTATCAGGGGCAGCTTAACCGGTACCGGAAACTGAGGTGGTAAGATGATAGCGGACGCGATCAGACAGGCTCAGAAGATGCACAGGGCCGCCATAGAAGCAACCTATGACGGTTCCTGTAACATTTATATCAGGGAGTCGAAAAGGGACCCGGAAACGGGCGTAACGTCACTGGAAGAGGTCTGCAAGATGGAAAATCAATTGTGTCACCTCTCCTTTTCAAGTTCTGGTGCCGCAGAGGGAACCGATACTATCGCCAAAGTTACGCAGGTTATCAAGCTGTTTCTGACACCTGAAATTGTCATTGACCCAGGCAGCAAAATTGAAGTGACACAACACGGGCGGACAGAGGTGTACGGGCAGAGCGGCAAGGCGGCGGTGTATTCTTCACATCAGGAGATACTCCTGGAATTATGGAAGGGGTATGCGTAATGGCAAAATGGGGAAATTTTGATTTCGAGGATTTGAAAAAGCTGCAAAAGCAGGTGGAACAGATCGAGAAGGGGCGGGAGGAATTCTGCCGGAAATGCACGAACGAACTGGCTCAGAGATTACTTAGAATGGTGAAGCAGAGAACGCCAGTGGGTGTCTATAATCCTAAAACGGTGGAATTCCTGGCGCATCTGCCGGAACGGAAAGTAGAGTTTAATACAAAAACAGGAAAACACGTGAGCTTTACTGCAAAAGCCAGGGTGCAGAAAGTGAAGTTTACTCCTAAACCTTCCGGGAAATCCGGGGGTGACTTAAGAAGAAAATGGACAACAGGAAGTATCAGTCGTCATGACGGCGTGTACGAAATTGAAATTATCAATCCAGTCATGTATGCACAGTATGTTGAATACGGACACCGGACGGCAAACCATAAAGGCTGGGTAAAAGGAAAGTTCATGCTTACAATCTCGGAACAGAAGATACAGGAGATTGCACCGGCTCTTCTGGAAAAGAAACTCAATGAATACTTGAGGGGGGTGTCTTGATGTATAACGAGATCATGGACGCAGTGACAAAGCAGTTATCCGCGCTGTTTCCACCAGAAGCCGGGTACACAATCTATACAGATGCGGTAGAACAGGGACTTTCGGAACCCTGTTTTTTTGTACAGTTTTTGGAGCCTTCTGAGAAGCCGATGATCGGGACACGATATTACCGTAAGAATGCCATGTGTATTCAATTCCTGCCGGGAGACATAGTAAAGCCTTCTCGTGAACTTAACCGGGTATTGGATATCTTAATGGAGCAGATGCTCAGGATCGAATTGAAAAGTGGCCGGAAGATAAACGGCTCAGACCGGAGCGGTCGTATTGACGGAGGTGTTTTGTTATTTCTTGTTCAGTACAATACCTTCGAAGCACGGGAGACGCAGGCGGGCAAGGAATCTATGACAGGGATTCAGATTAATGAAATGAGGTGACGACATGGCAAGAAGAAAAGAAACCGAGCGCGCAGAAGCGAAAGCAGTAGTGCACGAGGCTTGTCAGTACACAAAGGAGCAGCTGGCTGGATCCGATTATTTCCGGCCGCGGCGGGATCTGGTAGAGGCTTTGCTAACAAGCGGACGTAAGTATACGATAAGCGAAGCAGAGCAGGTAATTAAGGAATTTTTGAAAGGAAAGGTGAGTTTATGTTAGGTGGTGGTAGCTTTACCGCGCAGAATAAGGTACTTCCCGGCGCGTATATTAATTTTGTCAATGCAGCTTCGGCGGCGTCCATGATGGGTACAAGAGGTACGGTAGCGGTGCCGATGGTCCTTGATTGGGGAACGGAGAAAACCGTGATTGAAATAACGGCAGAGGATTTTTCTAAAAACAGCCTGGAAGTATTTGGCTATTCTTACGATGACCCCAAAATGCTCCCGGTACGTGAGCTGTTTCGAAATATGACGAAAGGCATTTTTTACCGCCTGAATGGTGGTGCGAAGGCTTCTAATGATTTTTGTACTGCGAAATACAGCGGAGAAAGAGGCAATAGCCTTATGACTGTGATTTCGAAGCATGTAGATGATGAAAGCAAGTTTGACGTCATAACGCTTTTAGGTGGAAAAGAAATAGAGATCCAGACCGTTACAGCGGCAACGGAGCTGAAAGAAAATCGTTACGTTTCTTTCAAGAAGGATGCTACTCTGGCAGAAACAGCTGGAACGTCGCTGACCGGAGGCAGCAACGGGGACGAAGTATCTGGGGAAGAATATTCTGGCTTTCTTGAGAAAATCGAGAGCCGTTCCTTCCAGATCCTGTGCTGCCCTGCAAAAGAAGAACAGGTAAAGGCATTGTTTTCGGCTTTTACTAAGAGAATGAGAGAAGAAAACGGGATTAAGTTCCAGACGGTGGTGCATCAGTATACCGCGGCCGATTATGAAGGTGTTATTTCTGTGGAGAATGAGGCTGCAGAGGATTCGGCCGGGCTTGTCTACTGGGTAGCCGGTGCGGAGGCTGCCTGCGCAGTGAATAAGACGGTCGAAAACATGGTATATGATGGCGAGTACACCGTGAAGGCCGAATACACTCAGCTGCAGCTTACAGACGGGATCAAGGCGGGAAAATTATTCTTTCACAAGGTGGGAGATGAAATCAGGGTGTTAATGGATATTAATACCTTAGTGAACTATACTGACGAGAAAGGTGAAGATTTCTCAAACAATCAGACCGTGCGTGTTTTGGATCAGATAGGGAATGATATTGCAGCAATATTCAACAACCGGTATTTGGGTAAGATCCCAAATGATGATGCAGGCCGGGTAAGTCTGTGGAACGACATTGTGTCTTACGTGAAACAGATGGCTGGAATACGTGCTATTGAGGCTGTGGAGTCTAAAAAGATCAAGGTGGAGAAGGGACAGACAAAACGGTCGGTTGTCGTGAATCTTCCGGTGGAGCCGATTAACTGCATGAGTCAGCTGTACATGACTGTGGTGGTTCAGTAGAAAGGAGCATTGAGAAATGTTAAATAATCCGATTATGAATGCAAAGGACGCAATCAGCGCGTCGCTTGCGGAGTGCTTTGTCACAATTGAGGGGAACCGGTATAATTTTATGCAGGCGATCAACCTGGAAGCAAAGATAGAAAAGACAAAGTCAGAAATCCCGATTCTCGGTAAGACGGGAAAGGGAAATAAAACAACGGGCTGGAAAGGAAGCGGATCAGCTACCTTCCATTACAATACAAGCGTTTTCAGAAAACTCCTGTATCGGTATAAGGAGACGGGAGAGGACGTGTATTTTGATATCCAGATCACCAATGAGGACCCAACAGCCGGAGTGGGACGCCAGACCGTTATTTTAAAAGACTGTAACCTCGATGGAGGAATCCTGGCGAAGTTTGACGCAGATGCGGAGTATCTGGATGAGGATGCAGATTTTACCTTCGAGGATTTTGAAATTCCAGAGACATTTGGAAACCTTACGGGAATGCAGTAAAAGAAAGAGAGGATAAGCAATTATGGGAGATTTAAGCTTTTTTATGGCGCAAAATGCAGTAAAAGTAGAGAATGTGAAATATGTAGCCTCAAACCGATTTATGGGAATGGATAAGAAACCTGTTAAATGGGAAATAAAGTGCATTTCACCTGAAGAAGATGAACTGTTAAAGAAAGAATGTACAAAGCGTGTTCCGGTGCCGGGTAAAAGAGGAATGTATATTCCGGAAACAGATTATAGCCTTTACGTTGGAAAGCTGGCGGCGGCCTGTACCGTATATCCGGATCTTAATAATAAAGAACTCCAGGATTCGTACCATGTGATGGGGAGTGATGCTCTTTTAAAGAAGATGCTGACACCTGGAGAATACAATGAATATTTGTCGAAGGTACAGGAAGCCAATGGATTTGACATTGATATGGGTGAACTGGTAGAAGAAGCAAAAAACTGATAAATGGGGGCGATATGGAAGCTAATATTGCTTATTATTGCCTCCATAAACTTCATAAATGGCCTCATGAGTTTTTAGAATTAGGCCGATATGAAAAAGCAGTAGTGATTGCCGCGGTGGAGATGAAACTGGAACATGATAAAAAAGAGGCTCAAAAAAGCAAAACAAGGTAGATTGTAAATCAGATATGCGTTATAATATAACCATATTATTGCTTGGAGGTAACGATATGGGACTATTTGGAAAAAAAGATGTGTGGACCGTACTCTTTTATGAAGGGGAAGTACCTGGGTTTGCAAATGATTTACCATGTGATATAACACTGTCTGATGATGCCTTAAGATTCGAGCAGAAAAAAACTAAAACAGAAATTCTATTACCTCGTGAAAGACTAATAGACTTGGAAATACTTCCGCACAAAGATTTTACAGAAAAATATAAAGGGAATTCAAGCAAACAGTCTGGTCCGAAGAAAACGTATTATGTTTTCAACTATGTTAATAAAAATAGTGAGAAGACACGAATAATATTTTGGCTTTGGAATGTAGATAAGAATATTTTTAAAATGGTTGATCTGCGAAATAGAATACTAAAAAGTAGTAATCAACAAACATATGAATTGTAAATTTGTAGCACCTGGAGAAATCTGGGTGCTTTTATTATACCCCAAAAGGTGGTGATCTTATGGCAGGGCTCCAAACATCAATTCAATTACAAGACCGTATGTCAGCGGTTCTCAATAATATAACATCATCAATGGCCGCTATGTTGAACACTTTTGAAGCCGCGCAGGCAGCTACAGATAAAGGTGTGGACGCGGCCATGATGGATTCCGCCAGGCAGGGCATTATAGCGGCAACGGCAGAACTGACACAGTATCAAGAAGAACTGGAGCGCGCCGCAGAAAAAAAAATACCATCTCCTGTTCAGCCTTCCATGCCAATAACTCCACAGCCTTCTGGTCAGTCAACGTGGAATACTACAAATTCCCCTTCTATGTTTATGAATAGTGGTGCTGATCGGTTTGCAGCGGAGTTTCAAGAAGCTGATCAGATAGCACAACAGCTTTATAAAAGTCAGCAGGCCATTTCCATGCAGGCAAGAAGTATGAAGGTTGTACCTCCCGGCATGATGAATGATATGGCTTCTATGGAAAATCGTATAAAGGCTATACAGGTTCGTATTCAGCAATTGGATCAGATCCCGATTGATCTAAGAACAGATCAGGTAAATAATGAACTGGAATCAATGCGCGGAAAATTAAATCAGATCCAGACTTCGCAGAATAGTTTGAACCAGGCAATGAAACAAATGGACATCAGCGGTGCCAATGCAGCTTATGCACAGCTTGACAACGTGGTGCAGATCACGGAACGGGACCTTAGAGATAACTTGAATGTACAGAACCAATTCAACAATGCCGTTAAAAAGGGGGAGGGAGCAGCTTCAGGGCTGGATGGAAAACTTAAAAGTATTGCATTGAGTGCAGCCGCAGCGTTTAGTGTTCAAAAAATTGTAGCTTTGTCTGACAGTGTCACACAGACGACCGCACGATTGAATTTAATGAATGATGGTCTTCAGAATACGGATCAGCTTAATCAAAAAATATTTGCTTCCGCACAAAGAGCAAGAGCGCCGTATATGGAAACGGCTTCTGCAATTGCAAAAATGGGTATGAACGCTGGAAATGCATTTACCAGCAACGATGAACTGATTGCTTTTATGGAGCAGGTTAATAAACAGTTTGTTATTGGCGGAGCCAGTGCACAGGAACAGTCAAATGCCATGATACAGTTATCGCAGGCCATGGCAGCCGGGGCGCTAAGAGGCGAAGAACTGAATTCAATTCTTGATGCAGCTCCTGGTATAGCCCGAACAATTGAACAGAATATGGGATGGGCAGAAGGCTCTATTAAGCAGTATGCAGAAAAAGGAGCAGTATCGGCTCAGGTCGTTAAAGCCTCACTTTTAAATATGGCGCAAGAGACAAACGAAAAGTTTAATTCGATGCCAATGACATTTGGACAGGTAATTACAACCGTTCAGAATACTTTGTTACAGACATTTTGGCCGATTATACAGATGATAGGAAAAGGCGCCTCTTTTATTAATGACAATTGGTCGACAATAGCCCCTGTTTTTTATGGTGCTGCTGTTGGAATTTTGGTTGCCGCTGTAGCATGGGGAATTTATACAGCAGCAACGTGGCTTTCTGTCGCTGCGAATCAAGCGCTCATAGTAAGTATGTTATCAAATCCATTTTTATGGATTGCCATTGTAATTGGTGTGATTGTAGCTGCAATATATAAATGGGTAAAGGCTGTGGGTGGGGTAAAAATTGCTTGGCTTATTTGTGTAAATGCAGTATTAACACTGGTTGACAAATTAAAGCTTGGCTTTTTTTCGGCTTGGATTAACATCCAGAATGGAATTGATAACATGTCCTATGGTTTTAATTCTTTTAAAGCAGGTGTACTTAATACCCTTGGGAATCTTAAGGTTAAGGGACTGACTATCCTTCAGGACTTTATAAATGGCGCGATAGATCGAATCAATAAACTGATTGAAATGACTAATAGTATCGCAGGAACGTCTTTTAAAGTGATTGCTCATGTAGAATTTGCTACAAATGCCGCAATAGAGGAGCAGGCAAAACAAAGCCAAAGAGCGGCGGACCTTGCGGCGCAAAAAGAAGCTAATACCGCAGCACAAAAAAGCAGGGCACAGGAACAATACTGGAGGAATTATGAGGCATCACAAAGCAGATTGAAGCGAGAGGCTAATATCAAAGCAGCGCAAGACGATGCCGCGGCACAAGCCGCAGGAGAAGACAGTTACAGTCAGATAGCAACAAATACAGGGAATACAGCCGGAAATACAGCCAAAATGGCCGATGCTATGGACGTTATGGATGAAGATTTAAAGTATATGCGTGACGCAGCAGAGCAGGAAATTATAAACCGGTTTACGCTGGCAGAATTAAAAGTAGATGTAACAAATCACAATACCCTGAAAACAGAAACCGATTTTGACGACGTAAACCGCAGACTTGGCGAAGATACTGCTGAAGCGCTGGCGGCATTCGCGGAAGGAGTACATACTTAATGGCATACGAAGTATATATTGATGATATGTTACTGCCGCTTCCACCACAAAAGATACCGATCAAATACCCGGGTCAGAATAAAAGTACTACCCTGATTAATGGGGAGGAAATTAATCTGATCCGGCCGTCGGGTCTTGCTGAAATCACAATTGATGTAGTCATACCGCAGATGAATTATCCGAGTGCTGTATGGGATGGAAGTATTGACGATGCAGAGGACTTTCTTGACCATCTTCACGATCTGAAGGAGAGCGGGGACTCGTTTGAATTTATTGTAATCCGGGACGGCCCCGGCAGAAATGATTTCTTTGACACCAATATTGATGTAACCCTCGAGGATTATAAAATATCGGACGATGTGAAAGAGGGATTAGACCTGGTTGTATCACTGACCATGAAGGAGTATAAAAGCTACGGGACAAAGATCATGAATTTTGTGATTGTGGAAGACCAGCCTGTACCGGCGGCCGGGAGGGATCGCCGCCGGCTCCAGAGACTTATACTGTGCGGAAAGGGGACTGCCTCTGGAACATTGCAAAAAAGAAGCTGGGGAATGGCAGCCGCTGGCAGGAAATTTACAATCTCAACCGTGACAAAATCAGCAATCCGAACCTGATCCAGCCCGGGTGGGTTCTCACAATGCCGGCATAGGAGGCAGCGCAGATGGAAGTACATTTATACATTCAGAATGGCCAGACCGTGTATGAGCCTGTAGTACAGGGAAGCATCACATGGGAGACTGAACGGAAAGGGCGGCCAGGGAAATGCTCCTTTACAATCATTCCGGACAGTACATTAAAGATTGAGGAAGGGAATGCCCTGCGACTGGACGTATCCGGTAAGCCTGTATTCTTCGGGTTCATCTTTGAAAGAAGCTGGAACAGTGACGGCATCATGAAAGTGACGGCATATGACCAGCTCCGGTATCTGAAAAATAAGGATAGTTACAATTATGACAAATTGACAGCCGGTGAAGTGATCCAGATGATCGCCAGGGATTTTAACCTTCAAACTGGCACGCTTGCCGATACGGGATATCTGCTTTCCAGAAATGAAAAAGACAGCACACTTTTTGACATTATCTTAAACGCCCTGGATTTAACCATGATCTATACCGGAAAAATCTATGTTCTCTATGATGATGTGGGAAAGCTGACACTGGAAAATGTAGAAGATATGAAGCTGGACATCGTGATTAATGGCGAAACAGCTCAGGACTATGACTACAAAATCAGTATAGACAGCAATACCTATAATCAGATCAGGCTGTATTACGACAACAGCAATACAAAGAAGCGTGAGACCTACATGGTGAAGGACACAGAAACCATTAATAAGTGGGGCGTACTCCAGATGAATGAATCCATAGATAAAGGCGTTGATGGCCAGACTGTAGTGGAGAATTACTTAAAGCTTTACAACCAGCCGTCAAAGAGCCTGACCATCAAAGATGCCTTCGGAGATGTCCGGGTGCGTGCCGGCTGTCTGATTCCGGTATTTCTGGATATTAAGGATATGCAGTTAAAAAACTATCTGCTGATTGAATCTGTAACCCACAAGATTGATGAAGGTGTGCACACCATGGATTTAAAACTGAAAGGAGCTGGAATCAATGGCTGATGCTGAATGGATTGGAAATATCAGAAAAATAGTACTTCAGGCCATAGAAGCGGGAAATCCCTGTGATGTAGTTTTCGGGACAGTGGCGAAATCGGCGCCTCTGGAGATCCAGATAGGCCCCAAAACATTTTTGCAGCCATATCAACTGATCCTTCCGCAGGGTCTGACAGACCATACTGAGGAAATGAGTATACCAGAAATTGGAACTGTAAATGCCACTGTTAAAAATGCATTGAAGGCGGGAGAGCAGGTGCTGTTAATTCAGAAGTGGGGCGGCCAGCAGTACCTGGTGGTGGACCGCTGGCAGGAAGGAGGCTGACATGCGGCCGGAGACTGGAAACATTTTAAAGCAGGACTTTGAAATCCGCCAGATTCCTTCTAAAACCTACAGGCTGGTTACGGCAGGCGCTTCTGGCTGGACGGAGGGGGCGGACGCAGCGGGTATTTCCGCAAATACGGAGGGGCTGGAAGTAAAAGGGGTTTCGGGAATGACAGACGGACTGGAAGCGGTAAAACAGTCCGTTTTTTGTATCCTTCATACGGAGCGGTTTGACTGGCTGATTTACAGCTGGAATTATGGCGTGGAACTGAATGAATTGTTCGGTAAGTCTCCGGGTGTTGTGAAATCGAAGTTAAAAAAGAGGATACGGGAAGCATTGACGCAGGACGACAGAATCGTAAGCGTTGATGCTTTTTCTTTTTCCGTGTCCGGAAGTAGGCTGCATGTCTCTTTTTGCGTTCATACGAAATTCGGTGTCATGGAAGCCGGAACGGAGGTAGAAATCTGATGTACGAGGATATCAGTTATGAGGTCATTTTAAAACGAATGATGGAGCGGGCGCCGGCTGGGGTGGATAAAAGGGAGGGATCTATTTTATATGATGCCATAGCACCGGCTGCTGCGGAGATACAGAACACCTATATTGAACTGGGCTGGGCGCTGGAACAGATATTCGCAGATACAGCAATCCGGGAATATTTGGTAAAGCGCTGCAAGGAATGGGGAGTTGTGCCTTATCCGGCAACTAAGGCTTCATTAAAGGGCGAGTTTAATATGGAAATCGCTTTAGGGGAACGTTTTTCCCTTGGCACATTGAATTACACGGTGGTAGAAAAAATCGGTGATAAAATCTACCGACTGGAGTGTGAAACACCTGGAACTGCCGGAAACCGAAACCTTGGGGCCCTGATCCCGATCAATTACATTCAGGGACTGACCCATGCGGAATTGACAGAAGTACTCAAAGAAGGTTCGGAAGAGGAATCAACGGAAGCACTCCGGGAACGGTTCCTTTTCAAAGTTCAGAAGCCATCTACCAGTGGAAATATCTATGATTACTATAACTGGACGATAGAATGTGCCGGGGTAGGTGCTGCTAAGATATATCCTCTGGCCCTGGGGCCTGGTACTGTAAAAGTGGTGATTGCTGATGCAGAGAGATCGGCAGCAACGCCGGAACTGATCGAGCAGGTAAAGAACCATATCGAAGAGCTCCGCCCGATCGGTGCCGATGTCTCTGTTGTTTCCGCCAGAGAAAAAGCAATTGCCGTGACGGCCAGAGTCAGGCTGCAGAATGGTGTGAACCTGGGAAGTGTCCAGGAAATGCTTCTGCGGGAACTGATCGGCTTCTTACAGGAGGGCGCATTTGATGTCTCTTATGTCAGCCTGGCGAGAGTGGGGAATCTGCTGTTAAATACAGCTGGGGTGGAGGACTTTTCGGAACTGAAGCTAAACGGGCAGGCTGCAAATGTCAGTCTGGCCGATGAGGAGATTGCTGTGGCTGGGGGCCTTGCGGTGGGGGGGGTGCAGGGTGTATAAATGCTACGTATACGGAAAAACTGAATAAAGTGGAGGGAAATGTATACGTGATCGAAGAGGAGGTATCCTTAGCTGATGGCGTATATGAGGCCCCTCTGGCGCATGATAATGTCAATCCTTCTACGCTGGCCGTCTACACCGGGCCCAAGCTGACCGGGGAGCGGATCCAGTCGTATGCGCTGTCTACGCCCAGCCTGATGCCATGGAAGCGGCTGATCCGCATTTATACCGATGTCCCCACCGTCTATATCAGCTATGAGACGGATGGGGATACGGTGGAGGCGGAAGACGTGAATCTGCTTCAGCAGGACGTAATACGGACCCAAGAGGGGCTTAACGATGAGAAAGACCGGGCGGAGGCAGAAGAGGCCCTTTTGAAGGAAGCACTTGCAGAGGAAACGGCAAGGGCGGAGGCGATGGAAAAGAAACTGACGACGGATCCTACTGCGGAGATTGGCAGAGCGAAGGCGGAAGAAAAGAAAGTGGCTGCGGATTTAGGAAAAGAGGTGGACCGGGCCACGGCTGCGGAGAAGCACTTAACGGACAGTTTGGTGGAAGAGACCACACGAGCAACTATGGCTGAAAAGGTTCTGACGGATAACCTTTCTGCCGAAGTTATCAGGGCAAAAGCCGGAGAAAAGACTGTGGCGGACAATCTGGTAGCAGAAACAGCCAGGGCAAAGACGAGGGAAGATGGAATTGCTGCAGAACTTGCCGCTGAGAATATCAGGGCATTGAATGCCGAGAATGCGCTGGCTGAAGACCTGACTATTGAGACAATACGGGCAATGGCGGTTGAAAAGACCTTGACCGATAATCTGGCGGGTGAAACAGCCAGGGCTGAGGCAAAAGAAACGGAGATCAGCGGGAATCTTTCTTCCGAGATTACGAGGGCGAAGGCGGCTGAAAAGACTTTGACCGATAACATTACGGCAGAAGTGACCAGGGCTAAGGGTGCGGAAAAGACGCTTACGGACAATTTGGCGGCAGAAGTAACACGATCGAAAGGGGCTGAAAAAACGCTCACAGATAACCTGTCGGCGGAAGTGACGCGGGCGAAGGCAGCGGAGAAGACCAATGCGGATGCCATTACTGCGGAAGCTTCCAGGGGGCAGGCGGCAGAAGGGGCAATCCGTGATACCGTCAATGCTCATCTTAATAATAAGAGTAATCCGCATGGAGTGACAAAGGCCCAGGCGGGACTCGGGAATGTTCCTAATGTGACCACGAATGACCAGACCCCGACCTTTACGCAGGCGGCCACTCTGACAAACATCGCCAGTGGTGAGAAGCTTACTGTTATGCTGGGAAAGATTGCAAAGGTTCTGGCGGATTTCATAGCACACAAGGCTGATCAGGTTATTCATATCACCGCGGCAGAGCGGACAAACTGGAATGACGCAAACGGTAAGAAACATTCACACAGCAACAAGACTGTGATTGATAAGATCACCCAGGCGTTGTTGGATAACTGGAGTGCAGCCTATGTACACATTAGTGATGCGGTGAAGCACATCACGGCGGCAGAGCGCACGAACTGGAATGCGGCCCATACTCATGTCAGTAATAAAAGTAATCCACATGGAGTGACTGCTGCTCAGGCAGGCGCAGCGCCTGCTTCCCATACACACAGTTATCTGCCTTTGTCAGGCGGAACCATGACCGGTGAGTTAAAAATGAAAGCCGGTGACTATACAGCAATCCCGATTAAACTTTATGCAGGTGACGTAAATGGAGCAGGTCTTGTATCTCAGGCAGGAGGACTTTATATTGCGGGGAGTGGAGAATCCGCTCAGAATTTGTATACTGCAATGGGAACAGGAGCGGCAACCGAAAAGACTTATATAACATCAGACCAGGATATATCTCTGGTGACAAACTGTCAGACGATCGCAAACAGGAAAACAGTGATCATTGATAACGCAGGTAAAATTACAGCGCCCGGGGGATTCTCCGGTGCCCATAACCCTGCCGACCTGTCGTCGGCTGTACCAGTCAGCAAAGGCGGGACGGGAGCTACAACCGCTGCAGCGGCCAGAACAAATCTGGGGGCGGCAGCAAGCAGCCATACCCATACAAAGAGCCAGATTACGGACATGCCGACGAAGGTGTCTCAGTTTACCAATGACAAAGGTTATATTACACAGTCAGACGTGGATACGAGCCAGAATCATACGCATAGTAATAAGACGGTACTGGATAAAATTACCCAGGCACTGCTGGATACCTGGAGCGGAAAGGCAGGTACGTCAGTGGCAACACAGACCGCCAATGGTCTGATGGCGGCGGCTGATAAAAAGAAGCTGGACGGTGTTGCGGCAAATGCGAACAACTATGTACATCCGGCAACTGCCGGTAATAAGCATATCCCTGCCGGCGGGGCAAGCGGCCAGTTCCTGAAGTGGTCAGCAGACGGAACGGCGGTATGGGCTGCGGATAATAATACTACGTATTCGGCATTTAAAGCAGCAACGGCAAGCGCCGCCGGCGGAACGGGTCTGGTACCGGCTCCGGCGGCAGGGGCACAGGCAAAGTATTTAAGGGCGGATGGAACATGGCAGACCCCCACAGATACGACTTATAGTGATATGAAGGGGGCAACGGCCAGCGCCGCAGGCACGCATGGACTTGTGCCAGCGCCAGTTGCGGGGGCGCAGGGAAAGTACTTAAGAGCTGACGGAACCTGGCAAACACCGCCGGATACGAATACTACTTATGGCGCGGCTACTCAAACAGCAGCTGGTCTTATGCCGGCGGCCGATAAAAAGAAATTAGATGGTGTAGCAGCTGGGGCCAATAATTATGTTCATCCTTCTACACACTCTGCCAGTATGATTACACAAGACGCCACTCACCGGTTTACCTCGGATACAGAAAAAAATGGATGGAATAAGTTCTTGTTTTCGGCGGCCATCACAGTTCCTGCTTCCGGCTGGAGCGCAGGGGCGCCTTACACCCAGACCGTGTCTGTTTCTGGTTTGACTTCTGCTATGGATGTCATGCTGACGTTGAATATTACCGGCAGTCCTAATACTGATCAGGTAAAGGCATGGAAAGCAGCGTTAGGCATGATTGATGTCGGAACAACCGCCGATGGATTGGTTACATTTACGTGTTACAGCAAGAAACCGGCCGTTGACCTGCCACTATACATAAAAAGCGTTTAGGAGGAGCATATGTACGGAAATACATTATATGGTCTTGCAAAATATGCACGGGAGGCGGAGGACAGCCATACATCGGAAGAATATTTTGTGGACCTGGCCCGATACGTACCGCCATTCCTGGCAGAGCTGCGGGAGCTTTCCGCCCTTTATGAGACAGAAGGGTACGAAATTGGATATCTCGAACATAATCTAAGGGATTTGTTTGACCAGTGCTTTATTACAACGGCAACCTGGGGGCTGGTGCTGTGGGAACGGATGTATGGAGTAACCACAAATATGTCTTTATCCTATGAGCAACGCCGGGAGATTTTGATGGCAAAGCTGCGGGGACAGAGTACGACGACAAAGAAGATGATAGAGGATACGGCGGCAGCATTCTCAGGCGGAGAAGTACAGGTAATTGAAGATAATCCCCATCATCATTTTATTGTGCGCTTTGTTGGTGTCAAAGGAATTCCCAGAAACATGCAGGCATTTATTGATATGTTGGAGGATATTAAACCGGCTCATCTGTCCTATAGCTTTGAATATACCTATACCGTATGGGGCAATTTGAAGGGACTAACTTGGGGAGATTTAAAGGCACAGACCTGGGGAGAGATAAGAATCATGGAAGGAGTATAAGCAGATGCAGACAACACAGAATTACAGCTTGAAGAAGCCGGAAGAAACTGATGTGATTACCATCAGCGACTTGAATGATAATATGGATATCATAGATGAAGTTATGAAGAAGTTTGTAAACCGACGGATTTTGAAGCTTATGGCCGCAGGCTGGAGCGGTTCTTACCCGTTCACTCAGGCAGTAGACGCTGCAGGGATAGCCGTGGCTGATGATATCAAGGTGATTGGAGTTTACATTCCGGCGAATGCCACATTAGAACAGGTGAAAGCCTGGAACAAGGCGGCAGGGTATCTGATGTGTAATCCGGATGGGGTGGCAGATGGGAAAATAACCTTTAAGGCATATAAGAAACCGACAGTAGATTTTCAGATTTTGACGGAAGGAGCATGAGACAATGGGAAAAGTAATACCGATGCTGGGCGGAGGCGGTGGAGCGGATCTGGATATGATTACCGCAACTGCACCCGATGTACGAGCAGGAAAAGTAATTGTTGATAAAGAAGGCAATCCGCTAACTGGGACGGAGCCTGAGCGGGGAAACTGGACCGGAAGCGTGGCAATGAATGGAAAGGTCGCAATACCTGATGGTCATCACGGGGGCGGTGGATATGTCAACGGTCCGGTAGTTACCCAGCGTGGCGCCTGGAACGGAGCGGTGGGAATGAATACGCAGGTGGCGATCCCGGAAGGATACCATAATGGAGCCGGTAAAGTGACGGGTCCTTCCGTTGCTTTCCAGAATGCTGACGTGGCTGGAACAGACCGGGCCAATGCGACAAACCGTTCCTGCTGGGACGGTACAATCTGTTTGGGCGTGCGCAATAATCATTATTTAAACGGGGTTAATTGGATTCAATTCAGTGATCCAAACTTCCGTGCATCGAACTTTAAAAAGGGGGTTCCGATAATGGGGCTTATCGGAACCTTTGAGGGGTATGTACCAACGCCAACGGACCTTTATTTAAGGGGGAACAATCCCGCCGGTTTCAAGAGTAACGGAAATACAATTATTGATAGCGGGCAAATCACTTTAAAAAGCGATAATGCCTCATACGCCACTAGTACGGCAAACGCGGTTAATTTAACTGGCTTCTCGTATTTAAATGTAGAGTTTTATAAAACAAATGGAAAAGCTGGTTTTATCGATTTTAGTGCTGGCGAATCCAACGCACGTAACGAGATCGTGAGAGGAGGAGGCTTTACCGGAACAACCTCATTTAATCTAAGTGGACTGCAACTTGCTACACGAATAAGTTTAGCTTTTGGTTATATCGGATCAACCTCTTCCTACGGTGCTGTATATCGAATTTGGCTGAGTTAAGAGAGCCAGATTCGGTAGATGTAACCTTTCCAACGATGAAAAGTAATCGCCATGCTGCCGCTTATATTAAGTGCGCTTATATCTATGGAGACCGTCTGCTGCACATTCAACGCGCTGTCCAGATCCACGCTGGATGAGAGATCGCCATCCGTATGTTGTATAGCAATTGAACGATATGGGGTATTCCCCAGCCAGCCAGTTTTGTAAAGCTCAAAATTAAGACGATTATACCCTATAAGAGAAAAATTTGCCTGCATAGCGTGCTGTTCATTTGCAGCTGTCAAGGTGAGCTGTCCAACATCAAAAACAGGGAAACCATAGTTTGAGTATCGCGTAAAGTTAGCTATGTTTTGGCCTCTTAAATAGAGGTCGTTGGGGGTCAGCACATACCCTTCAAAAGTTCCTATAAGCCCCAAAATCAGTATTATAGGAACTAAGATAACCAAATCCTCGTAATACCGCCCCATACTTTCTTATAGGTGACAATTCCGCTCCCTACAGGGGCAGTAAATTTTATTTTAAGTTTTGTATTCAGATTTGCATTTAAAAGCGTTAAAGAAGCCGCAGTAAGAGGATTGCCGCTCACGTTGAGACTTGCAATTGTTGAACCACTTTCACTGTAGACTGTAATATAAAATGTATCCGGTTCAGATTTTAAATTGCATTCAATATTTAAGCGACTGTATCCATTTAAATTGAAAGCATTTGAGGCGGTAAGTTGAGGTGCGGTACCATTTAGATATATCTGTCCAGAATTAAAGTCTACAGAGCTATTCCCAGTAAAACCAGCAGGATTATTTCCTCTTAAATACAGGTCAGATGTACCCGGAACATACCCCTCAAATGTTCCCATAAGCCCCATACTAGGAACTAAGACAGCCAAATGCGGTAAATTACGCCTGATAGTCGTCTTAAAAATTCGAAATTAAGGTATTTTGTTGCACCTAAATTGAAATTAAATACAGGGTTGGATGCGGTCTGAGAGGCGTCTATCCTTATACTCGATAAGACATCTCCGCCGATGCCGGAACTATTTGTTATCCTTAGATTTAAAGTCTGAGCAAAAGTATTACTATTTCTTATCCAACCCTCTAAGCAGATCCTTGAAAAGCCGGCCAAATTGGCAGAGCGGCCACTGTATAAGTTTTTTGTGTTTCCATCATCAATTGTAATTTGTCCAGTTTCAAAATGCACACCATCGGCTGAAGAGGTAGAAGTTGTGGCCCAATTGTACAGATTATTGCCCCTTAAATATAGATCCGTAGCTATAGGAACATAGCCTTCAAATGTTCCCGTAAGCCCCATTATCGGAACACCGCCCGCACAGGCGGGCAGAAAGGAAGTTTTCATGAAAATTTATACAAATTACACTCATGATATTCTTGCTCTGGACAACGTTCCTGAGCACTATGAACACGAAATAGAGGTAGAGCAGACTCGGGAAGAACTATTCGGGAACCTCTGCGATGCCTGTGTATGCGGTTATCGCTATGCGCCAGCTTATGAACTGCTTTTCAATGAAGATGGAAGCATTTCACTTGATGAAGAAACTGGCGAGCTGCATTACAAAACAAATACACAGGGAAACAGAATTCAGACGGGATGGCAGATCTATCCATTTATGGATTTTAATGTACTCACGGCAATTCAGCGCCAGTATGAAGGATCACAGCGCCAGATCGATGACCTGACATGTGTTATGGCTGATGTGATTGGAGGTGTCTACAATGCTTAGTACTATCGCAAAAAACATTATTATCAAGGCGCTGCGGATTCGGCAGGAGCGTGGGGAGGACCCGGCGGCCGTATTGGAAACATACCGTAATTTGACGAAGGCCGAGAAAACAGAAATATTGAAAGCTTTGTGATTCCTATAGTCAAAGTTATCAGCATCTAATATGTGCGTATTTACGCGTATTTTCGTGCATCTCCTTAAAGCTGGCGTTTGAACATAGCCTGCAATCCTTATAAAATCGTTCCTTTTCTACCGATAACTTTGATTATCGGCGGGAAAGGAGTAAAACATGGGAAAAGTGATGATTGCTTTAGGAGGTGCCGGGGGAATTGATCCGGAAGAGTGTACTGCGGGAAGGGCGCAGGTATTATCAGGTTATACTGCGGGAGTGCATGGGGAAGACGATCCGGCGCCCGGAAGTATGCCGGAAAGAGGCACGTGGAACGGATCAGTTGGTATGAATGGTTCAATAACGGTACCGGCTGGACATCACAGTGGTTCCGGAAAAATAACGGGACCAACTGTAACACAGAGAGGGGCATGGAACAGCAGAATCGGTATTAATGGTCGGGCCACGATACCGGAAGGGTATCATAACGGTCAGGGGTACGTGGATCAGACGATTGCGACGATGGGGGGACAGACAATTAATCCATCAGCATCTCAGCAGATTGTGGCAACCGCTGGAAAGTATATGAATGGCAACGTAGTCGTAAACGCAATTAGTCTTCCCAATGCGGCAGATTTACGGGAGGGTGTGAACTGGTATGGGCGTGTCGGTACACTGAAAGATTACAGTTATCTGGCGGCAGGGCAAACGTCTTTTAATGGAGCGTCCTTCTCCGGAGTTCTGGGGGAGGGCGCTGAAATATGTTATATGGATCCTTACAATAACTTTCATCGGGATGTACCCGAAATAACCGGTAATGGATTGCGTATGTATACATCAACCGCAACCAATGCATATCCCCATTTTTGTCCAAAAAAATCAATTAATATGACCCCGTTTAAACAGATAAAAGTAACTGGTATGTACACAGGAAATTCCAATGGAAGAGGGAGTTTTCGGGTAGAATTATGGAAAACCGATGTTGATAAAGATCTACTGGTTAGGAATCAGGCGATGGGCTGGCTTTCATATAATTCAGCAAGTCTTTCTTCAGGAGGTGTTGAAGTCACATGTACTACAGATATTTCAGGAATCTCGGGCCAAGCATATTTAACTGTTATGTTTTCTAATAGCGCGTATAAAGAATGGCCAAATTACTTTATCAAACGTATTGAATTTCTAACGTAGCAACCTGCCGCATAATAGCGGCTTATTTTAATTACCACAAGAAAGAGAGGAACCATTATGAACAAAAACAGACCAGACATGAACTACAAGACACCCGTACCTTACGGACCAGCAACAGGAAAAGAGGATCCCGGCCGCCAGCCTGTAATTGCAGATACTCCGTATGAGGGAGATTATAGCCCGGATCACAGGCAGTTTAAGCCAGGGCACGTTCCAGGAGGTCCGGGGCACAAAGATTGTGAGCATGAATAAAGAGAGGTAAGCGGTGTGGAAAGATACGATGTAATTATCATCGTTGTAGGACTGATTACCACGGCTCTGACCATAGGCGCCCCCGTGATAAAACTCAACACAGCGATTACCCGGCTGATTGTAAAGTTGGACAGCCTGGGTAAGGACATGGACGATCTGGAGTTACATAATCATGAGTCGCACAAAAGATTGTGGGATCATAACGATGAACAGGACGAGAAGCTGGCAGATCA